TATTAAAGTTTACATCAACCTCAGTGATTGACTGTGTAGCACTTAACTGTTCGTTAAATGATGTTACTCCTGCACCCACAATCTCTGTTCCTGAAGAAACAGCAGAGTTAGTAGCTGTACCTGAAGTAGCACTAAGAGATAGACCGCCTACAAGTGTTTCACCTGCAGCAGTTGTAATACCTATTAAAGCTCTGTGAATAAAAAACTTAGATGGTGTTACAATGCTTGAGGGTGAAGATGTATCTAGAGCACCTAGCTCTACTAAAACGTCACCGTCAGCATAAGCTGTGCTTGTATCTGTACCTGCAAGGCTTCCTACAAATGTTTGGATCTTACGTGTTCCAAACGAGTGTACAAGACCAGTGCCTGTAATTCCAGTACCAAAAGTTACGTTATCTTCGTACTCTTCAATACCTTTCGTAAAAGTAGTTGTTGTCATTTTATATATCCTTTAGATTAATGTGGGTTGACCACTTATAGTTATTTATTATTTTTTAGATTTCTTAGCTGCTCCACCTTTAGCGTAGCCTTTTTTCTTCATGCCACCACGTGCCATACCTTTTTTCTTAGTCATGCCACCTTTTTTCATAAAGCCCATTTTATTGCGTACACCTTTAGGTAAAGATGCTGCACCTTTATTTGGCGCAGGTTTTAAACCACCACGTGCCATGCCTTTCTTTTTCATACCACCACGTGCCATGCCTTTCTTTTTCATACCACCACGTGCCATACCTTTTTTCTTTTTAGGTGTACCACCTTTTTTCATTGGTGTTCTACCGCCCCTTGTAGGTGGACCTATGTCTTTAGGTGGATAAAACATTTTACCTGCTATCTTAATAGGACGCCTATATTTTTTAGCTAAGTTCATTAATGCTCTATTTTGCCCTGCCTCAGTATTAGTAGTACGCATTATTCTTTTTCTTTCAGAGTCAAATGTAGTTGGTTCAGGTTTATTTGGCGATACTTTTGCCCCTTCCTGTTTTCTTAACATTTTAATCTCATTCATAATTTTATCTTTTTGTTTTAATAGTCTTGCTAATTTAGCAGCATTTGTGGATAGTGACATTTTTATTTCTCCTGATATAAGTTATTAAATATTCTATCTGTATCCCATACATAGTCTACATCTTCTTTAGAGTTAAATATATTTTGATTTGGTCTAAAGTCTGGAGCACCTTGTCCAGTTTCAAACCAAGCAGGGTGAGTTACTCTCACTCTATTATTGGGTAACGCAACCATGTTACCTGTATACTCACCTGCATCTAATAACTCTAACACGTGTGACTGTTTGTGCTGTGCAGGGTCATCTGCTACTTCACTTTCAGTATAATCTACAGTAAAGTAATACTTTGCAGGATAAAACTCTCCATCTACTTTAGCTATCCAAGGGGCAGGACTTGCACGTTCCAGTTTATATACTGAGTGTGTATGAGACATACAATCCCAAGGCTGTGCTAAATATGGTGGTAGTTCTGTGGGCCATTCCTCTAGGGGGGTATCTGCCACAAGTGCCGTAAGAGGCATCCTAGCCCACATTGCACCACCATGTACATTAGGGCTGTCATCTTCATCGTCTGATTCACATCCAGTAAAGATAACCTGAAAACTTAGTGTTCTGTTTGGCATAGAGGTTACTGCTATCACCATACAGTGCAGGAACTCACCGTGATACTCCTGCATATTCTTTGTGTATTCTCTTCTAACCCATGCTTTAAAGTAGGGTATATTACTTTGTAGATACGCCATTCTTTTTATGTTTCCTTCGCAAGTCTGCTTTAGTTTGTTTAAAGACATTTGCTATTGCTGTCTTTCCCATAACTTTAGCACGTTGTTCACCAACTGTCAAGATCTGAATCTTTCTTGCGTAAGGTTTATTTACTTTTTTTACTTTAGCTACTGTAGCTTTGGCATCAGCCATCGTAGCAAACTTAATTGATACCGTATCTTTTGGATTCTCATCCGTGTATAGTCTGCGTCCAGACCCTTTAGGTTTTTTACCTGTTCCTACTTTTGGGTCTTTTTGCTTTGCCATTACCAACTATACCTTTTAAAGTCTTTGCTTGACCTGCATGTAACTTAGAGGCTTTATTCAAACCTTTAATTACTTTCTTTACTTTGGTCTTACCTTGTTTTGTTAAAGCCATATTATTATGCCTTACAGTTACATTCTGCACCACATTTAATGTTTAATAATGCACATACAATTCTTTTAAGGTATCTCCATATCCATTTAACTATTTTCATAATGAAACTCCCATGTTTATTTTTTTACAATCTGGTATTGCTAGATAACCTTGTTCTTCAAAGTATCTAGTTACTAGTAATGCTTCTTGAGCACATGCTTCCTCTGTAGGAAATGTTGCATCTGTCTTAGCCATAACCTCGCAAGATAATGCGGAAGGTCCAGTACAGAGGAGCATAAATGCTATCCACATTAGAAGCTAACCGTAGCCCCTACCGTTACGTCACCAAACTCTAAGTCTGAGTCTGTAGATACCTCAGTGTACAAACTAATATTTGTACTGGGTAAAGTGTAGTCTGCTGTAAAGTCTAGCCCTTGGAATATATCTCCTTCGTCTAGCTCTAACATATCAATATCTGTAGCTACACTTAAACCTATACCTAATGCAGTTATTCCTGCAGACGGTGTAAGTTCCCATACCCAGTCTTCTACTCCTGTTGTATAATTAATATCGGTTGACGCTCCTATCGACAGGGTTTGCCCTGCAACAGAAAAATCTTTAGATGCTGCTTTAGTTGCAGCTACCGCAAGAAAACCCATAGCTGCCGCTATGGTAATAGCCATTGTTGTTGTTTTCATTTTATTTTATCCTTATTTCTTTTTCGTAGCCGTGCCGCCACGTTTCATTTTTTTAACTGCGCCACCTTTTCTAAAGTAACCCATTTCGTCCATTTCTTTAAATAAACGTAGCCCATCTTTTTTACCATGTTCTTTTTGAAGTTTTATCAAGAAGTCTTTTTTATAGTCTAACATCGCTTTTTGTATTTTTGTACCTTCATTAGAACCACCTTTACCAAACTTTTTAACTGCACCGCCACGTTTAGCTTTCATTGGCTTTTTATCTTTTAATGCAGGTTTAGTTGCTTTTGTTTTCATTGCCATTGTTGTTTTATCCTTTATCTAAATAGACCGCCTTTGCGCATGTCTCTATGTCCTGTTTTCATTAGACCACCACGTTTAAAACCTGAATTATTACTTGCTCTTTTTGCTTCTTTTTGTTTAAGTGTCAATGTTCTTTTTTCTGGATCATTACGAGCACTACGAGCTTGTGCTCTTCTTGTTTCTTGAGCTTTTCTTGCTGCTTGTGATCCTACAGATTTTCTACCCTGTAACTGATTATATAATTTTTCCATCTCTCTTCCTGCTTTACGCATAGCAGGTGTAGATTCAGGTCCACGCATCCTACGTATAAAAGCTTTAATATCTTTTACTAATTGTTTTTTAGCTTCAATACGATCTCGTGCATCAAAGTCACGCATAGCCATTCTAACTTGATTAGGAGTAGGATTACCTAGTATTTCACCGTCAGTCTTAATACCGTTTGTAGTATTACCAATGTATACATCTTTCGTTGAAATTTTTTCTCTAGAAATTTTCATAGAAGCAGGATCAAAAGGATCAGCATCTCTAGCTGCCTCTCCACGTGCCTTTTTACGTGCCTCCGTACTTTTAGTTATAGATGCTTTAGCCACTCTTGCTTTATCTGATTTCTTACTGGCTTTATTCAAACGCTTTAGTTGTTCAGCTTCTTTTTCAGTAATAGTACCTTTTTCTTCTTTGGTTTCAAGTTTACCTACTTTGTCTGCACGTTTACGTGAACCCTTTGAGGCTGCTTCCTGCATTTTAGGAAAAGAGTCCTTACCTTCAGTAATCTTTTCTTTACCACCACGACCATATTCTTGTTCAAATGCAAATTTTTCATCTCCACCTGTACGTGCATCAAGTCTACCTGCAGCTACTTCTGATGTACTTTTCTTTGTGGCAAATCTAAACCCAGTACCCTGTGTTCCTTTTTTACCTGTACGCTTTGCTTTGTCCTCTGCACGTACTTCATCTCTAGCTTTACGTACACCTTTAACTACCTTGTCAGTTCTTTTGTCTACCTTCTTAGCTTTCTGCAGTTTCTTTAATTCTTCTGCTGCCATAGCATTAGCTTCTTTTTTAGACATGCCTTTTTTAGCTGCACGTTTAGCTAATGTTTTTTGCATGTCTTCATCAAATGCTTTTCGGTCTACCGTAGACATATACTCTTTATAACCTTTTTTAGAGAACCTAGTATCTACGGCTGCTTCTCGTTTAACCTTTTGTTGTGCGGTAGTTGTGGCAGCTTTTTTAGTTGCCTTTACAATTTTACCTGCTATTCTTCTAGCTGTCATTTTAATATTCCTTTTACCATTTTACTTTATGTGACCAATACTTTGCACTCAACTTAGTTGTGGGTTTACCTTGTGCATCATGTCTTGCATAATAACTTTTCTTACGAGCTTTGTCTTTAGCGGTCTTAGGACTCTTACCTGCACCACTTACGCCCTGCTGTCCAAAACGGATAAACTTATATTTACCACCCTCTGAGGCCATAACACAATGAGACTTAGTTGGGTGTTTAGGTGTACGCTTGGGTTTGTTTACACCACGTAACCCTTCCTCTTTCATTTTAGTTTTGACTCTCTCAGGGATTGCCATCTGTCCAACCTTCCATACGCATTGCCCACTCTACATGCTCTAAAGTAAATGGTCTACCGTAGTGAGCCTGTACAGCTTCACGTACATAGAATACATCACTGTGGGGAATATGTAAATCTTCAATGTTACCGTCAAGTACGTGTTTGTAAAACTCTTCAAGAACATTGTCTGTATATAGTTTTACTGATTTTTCAGCCATTGTCAAGAACTTTCTGTATTTTAATACAAAAATATTTATTATACCACTCACTTATAGTGTAACATTTAAGTGTATCTTAGTTAAGTATAATTATATTTAGTATATTTAATATTTAAGTGTAATCACTTTAAGTGAGTCTTAGTTTAGTTATATATAGTTTTACACATTTCACGGCTCGTGTCAACCCCTAATAGTAAAAATAAAAATATTGTTCTACTATTTCCACTATTTTCAGAACCATGTTCTGTGTAAACCAGTATATATGTAATGTGGTTAACATCCATTTTTCCTGATCTGTGTAGATATACATACATATATACGCACACCCCCCCACTGCCCCCTGCCTACCCTGCTCATTCACTGCGGAATTGCGTGCATTATGCAATGTCATGGCGTTGGTGACTAGGAATCATCTGACACATTCCACCATTCCCAGAGGAATGTATTTGTATTCAGTGACTTAGTTGTCTACAACAACTGTTATGCAATCAGTTGCCACTATAAATAGTGTAAGAAGGGCTGACCTATCACATCAAGGATGTGTTGCAAAGTCGATGCTCATTTTTACCCTACCCCCTTGGGGTAACTGTCCGATGTCGGACTCTTGGAACAAACAGAGAACAGAGCCTCGCAAGTTTAGCGCACCAACTTCAAAATATATATGAAATATATTTTTGCAGTCACCTGTGAAACGGCAAGCGCAGAGGATCACGGAAAGCAGCAAATTCAACTTATACTATCTTCTTACGTTTTTAGTGATAATATATATCTCACTTTAGGGTGAGAGATATATATTCTCACATAAAAACTGAAGATAGATAAAGGAGGCCAATCATGGCAAAATCAGTTACAGTTAGCAAGTCAACTCAAGAAGGAACTTCTTTGGATAAACTAAAAGCAGAGGGTAAAACCCTAAATGCTATTTGGAAAAGTCGTCAAACAGCACAAAGAAAGCTGTTTACAGCAGATACCAAAGCTGATGGCTTTGATACTAGGCTTGGAAAACTCTTACAAGAGTTGAAAGCTCAGTCACCACTAGATAGTGGTCAAATCAGTAGACAAACTTTGGCAACATATCATGTTGACAAGATAGATCGTAGAAGACGATCTGAAGCTTTGTGGTTCGTTGAAAACGAAGTTGATTGCCGAGATTTCATTAAGAAATCTAAGAAAGGTTACACTTCACTTTCTGCTTTACAGAAAGCTATGTACAAAGCTTCTAAAGAAGCCAAGGCAAACAGCGAAGCTGAAGCTACCACTGAGCAACCTTCTAAAGAAGAAGTGTCCGATGTCGGACAGTCTAAGTCAAAACCATCTAAAGATGATATCGTGAAAAGTATCATCAAAGCTTGTCAATACTCTGGTATTGATTTACTTGACATTGCCGAAGCATTAATGGAAATTGATACAGTCAGCGAAGCTGAAGAAGCAGAAACAAAGGAAGCAGCGTAAGCTGTTTCCACTTTTAAAAAGGATTTATCTAATGAATACAATTAAAGTTATCATAGACCAAAATGGTTTTTGGCACGTTCATAGAACCTGTAGAATTACAGGTCAAAGGTCTATTTCGTTCTTCAAAAGTTTAGATGAAGCTAGATCAGCTTTACTAAAGTAAAACAGTCCGATGTCGGACACTTTAATCGGAGATTAACAATGCAAGATTATTCTTATTTCAGTGATTTATACAAAGATGTGTATGGCTTTAGGCCACGCAATATTCAGCCTAATGCTGAATGGATGGATCACTTACAGTCTGAGCTTGATCGTCAGATCAAGGAAGACCGTGAGGAACGTCAGAGAGAGATTGACATATGTATGTCAGTTGGGGCAGAGGACGAAGAGCAAGCTTTGCATTGGATTGACCAAGCTGAATACTCAGCTTACTGGAGGTAAAAAATGTTAGCATTTTTATTGTTTATGATAAATGGTATGGCACTAATAACTATAGTGCTAATGTCATTTATGTTTGAAAGTTGGCAAGCCATACCAAATATGGCAATCATATTTGTAATTGTTATGGCAATCAATTACGTAGTAATGTATTTGGAAGGGTAAAATGAAATATATACAGGTAAATAATAGACGTTATAATACGTCATCCATGCGTCTAGTCGAAAGACTAGAGGAAGCGACCAGACCTATTAGTCGTAAGGAAGAATTGCAGCGCAAGCTGTTTCAAGAAAAGATGAAACGGCATGGCTGTAACAGTGTCAAGGACACTGGTTGGTATGTTGTTGAATAGCAACTTTAATAGTCTCATAGTTATATAACACTTGAAATATATATGAAAGTGTTATATAACATATGTAGACATTAACAATGAGGTTTAAAATGTTACTTGGATTAACTGCGATAAACTTTAGCAATGCTAACATTGTAGCAGATTTTGGTGATGATTGCTACGGAGTGTATCATCAAGATACTGGTTATGTAGGTATCTATGTAAAAGACGAAGATGATTTGTTGCAAATTTCTGATAAGTTAATTAAAAATTCAAACAAATCGCCTGACAAAATTGCAAAAGATATGTGGGGAAAGTAATCCCCACATTTAACTGAAACAGTCCGATGTCGGACACTTTAATCGGAGATTATTATGATCCATAAAATTGAACATGTAGATGATGGCTTTGTGAGAGTTCACAAACAATCTGTAATTACTGGCAACCATAATTCAATGGTGTTGCCTACACGTCAAGGTGAGCTTGAGCATTGGGAAGAGAACATGACGTTGGTTCAAGATGCCTTTCCACACTTTGATGAAAATCAACGTGAGTTTCTCATATCAGGTGCTACACCTGATGAATGGGATGACTTGTTTACAAAAGTTGCAGAAGCGGAGTAAGTGTAATGTCTGTAAGACAAATATTAAAAGTTTATCGTTCAGCTACGGCTGATGAAATTCAACATGGCATGAAATGGTATGCCATTGCCAAGCGTGACAGCACTAAGGTAGCCAAGGAATTTGGTATCAGTGTAAACACTGTTGTCGGTGTTGTTGCTGCACTATCCCCTTTGATGAATTGGAATGTCAATATCAAGTCTGCACGTATTCTAATTGAGTGCTTTGTCAATGGTGGTGCTATGGACGATGTAATCTTGTCTGGCTATCCACAGAACAAGCTAAAGGCTTGGGAAATGCTTGAACAAAAAATGGTTCGCAAGAAAACTATCATGGCTAAACTGAATGGTCAAAAGACTACAGCGTTCTTTGCCAATATACTTGGACTGGACGTAGTGACAGTTGACGGTCATGCCAAGAACATACATGACGGACTACGTAGGGTTCTCAAGAACAATAACGTAGGTGTCAAGGAATACCGCACCATATCGGAAGCTTACTACAAGGCTGCTGACAAGGTAGGTATCAAAGGTTATCAAATGCAAGCTATCACTTGGGTAGCATGGCGCAGACAACATAACATATCGAGGTAAAGTTATGATGGACGATTTATACAACAACGTTAACGTATGGCATAATGGTAGAAAAATATCTATTGCACAACATTATGATTGCCCTAGTTCTAGGCTCAATGGCGAAGCTGCCATGCAAGAGGTAGGTATTATACCTGATGATGGTGACTGGGGCAGTATGACCATTAAAAAGTTTGGTTCAACCCTGACCCATTTAATACAAGTATTGGAAGGAATACGAGATGAAATTGACCAAGAGGTACATAACGAATCCAGTGGCAAAGGCGTTGCTTGAGCAGCGCAAACCGTCACAGGTAGTGCCACCAAAGAAAGGCACAAAGCGCAAGCCTAGTAAGAAGGAGAAGTACAATGCGTTACGAGATGCAAAACTTTATTAAGTTTGCTGCCACCAAGAAAGTGTCCGATGTCGGACAGAAACCAAAGCGTGATGAGCACAAACGCTTACGTAGAATTGCACGTAAGAACAAAAGCTTAACACGTAAACTAACAAACTGAAAAGGAGAAAACTATGTTTGTATTACTAGCTACTAAACCCCTCAATGATGGCACTAAAGGCTTTCGTTTTAATTTCTTAGGACAGAAGGGCTTACTACGTAAGCGTAGTCAGAAGTCTCGTGGCTTCTCACTATTCAATCGTGAAAAGTGTATGACTGCACACCATGTAGGCAAGTACAGTCTATATGTTGAGCATAACCGTAACCAAAAGACAGAGCGTAGGTTCTGGCATTTCGCAGGTTAATGGTGGTGCTACGCCATAACGGTAAGTACATTGTGTATAGTGATGATGGGCATGTGCTTGTCATCACACGATACAAGAATGTTGCAAGACAATTTATTGAGGACTATAAAAATGAAAGTTGAAGTATACTTTAATCTACACAAACGTGTATTCTCTGTTCGTTCATGTAAGACTGGACGTGTAATACATTACACAAAAGATATACAAATTTATGACCCACAATTTGTAGTTCGTGAGGGTGGCAGACAACGTGTACTGCGTGAACGTAAGAAGAATGTACATGCCTTTGTTCGGGGATACGTTACCCATGAAGACTTCATATTTGATTTAAGTTTTGAGCAGTGGAGTACATCAGATAAAAAAGATACCATTGGATATAATCCATTCAAGTACGACAGCTTTGTCAAGATGCCAGATGAGACACCTGTGCATCAGGCTGAACGTGCATGGTTAAATGTAAACGGCAATGACATGCCAACAATACAAGCAGAAGGAGTACAATAATGACAGATAAAACAGTAAAGACAGAGCTAACTCGTGAAGAGGTAGTAGAACTACTAGGTCTGTATCACATCATAGATGAAATAGTATCGGACTTTGGTGAGATGTTCGACACTGACCTTGGTAAGGTGCGTAAGCTACAAGACATGTCTTACACACTGAAGAACCTATTTGACTTCAGACCAAGGACAGGTGAGAACGGTTATCCAGAGCACTATCGTCCATATGTTATGCCTGACGATGACAGGGCGTGGTATCACACACCAGAGGAAAACTAATGAAGGTAAATGCTTACGAAGTAGTCATTGAGATTGACGGTGTTAAAAGCTGTATCAATCTTGATGATCTATATCCCGCAATCAAGGACTGGCATAGTGCCACAGAGTTTGCCATGATGATGGCACGTGAGGCTAATCCTGATGCCGTACAAATTGACTTCCTTGAGTGTGGTGAGTACGAACTTGAAGGGTACGAACACATACCCTATATACATGAAGCACCATTTCAGGTGCAATGAAAGGAGAATAGCTAATGGAAGCTAAGATAAAACTAACTAAGACCATGCTCAACAAGAGCATAATAGATGCCAACAAATCTGTGCGAGAGTTCTTAGAACAAGAACTTGACTATGCATACGACAAGTTGGAAGCAGATGTTGATGGTAAATACACCCATAAATACTGGTGTCATGCACTGTATGAGGACGATACCCCTACTATTGTTACGTTCTACAAGTCCAGAACCAGAGGTGACAGACGTATTAGCATCAAGAACTTGCGTAAGTTTGCGGAAGAGGGAGACACTGTGAAGCTACGTTCAGAGCTTGTATTGATTGAAGATATGACCTTTGATGTACGTGTAGTAGTGTATAAAGATGATGATGACCAACAAGGAGAAACCGTTGCCGCCTGATGATCCACACGATGACTGGGGTAACCACCCAATACCAAAGGAGAAACCATGAATAGATTTCTAATAAGCTACACACCTGAATGGATTGCATGGGAACTGTGTGACAAACACATAGTCAAGATGCCATTGGAAGAGGCACAGATGTTGTGTACTGCTGTATGGCAACATGCACCTGAGTATGCAGAGAAACATGACCTGTACAAGCCAGTGCATCAGAAGCACCCATGTACAATATGGGCAGCTAAAACTCGTGCCAACTACAACTATGGCCTTGCCCTGTTTGACCACATGCAAGCTGAGTACAGGTACAGATACGGCAAGGTTGGTGCATGGAACAGACATTACTTTGCCTTGCAAGATGCAGCGCAGTACATACCTGATGGTGACATAACGCCACACCCTGAGTGTTTCAGTGAGCACACTGACCTCAAGAGTGGTGAGAACTGGCCTATCAAAAGCTATCGTAAGTTCTACATGACCAAGCAACGTAGGTTCAGTATGAAGTGGACGAACCGTCCAGTGCCATCATGGTTTCGTTTTGAAGAGGAGGCAGCGTAATGATGTACATATTAATATGGATGCAGCTATTCAGTACACAGTCAGTTGAGTACTACCAGTTGGGTAACTATGCCACATTGGAAGAGTGTCAGATTGAATTGAGTAAAGCAGCCAAGATGGTAACGCACAAGTCAGAGACAGTGGCTTGTCTAGAGGTAGAGGTGCAACAATGATAGCTGAGATGCTTACATGCATAGCACTCAACGTGTACTACGAGGCACGTAGTGAGCCATTGGAAGGACAGTATGCAGTGGCTCATGTCGTACTCAATCGTGTTGCAAATGACAGGTTTCCTGATGACGCATGTTCTGTGGTATATCAGGGTCTGGAAAAGGGTATAGGTAGATGCCAGTTTAGTTGGTACTGTGACGGTAAGTCAGACAGACCGACAGAAAGACGAGCATGGTTAAACTCTCAGCTTGTAGCACACAAGGTGGTGCATGGGTATGTCAAGGACAATACCGATGGGTCTATCTACTACCATGCAAATTATGTTCGCCCCTTTTGGAGCAAGCATTACAAACACACTGTGACTTTAGGGTCACACATATTTTACAAATAGCTTATCGTTACTAGTACAGGGAAACGGTATGTGATACAACTAATTATCAGTTGCCAATATAACAAATGAAAAGGAGAAAATATATGCCATTTGATATTCCAACACACTTAGACTTTGACGTAGACTTTGAACCAACAAAGATGGATGACAAAAAATATGTTATAAATCAAGACACTGGCGATTACCTTGGTATCGTGGGTGAAGGGTTCAAGTGTGCGTCACACGGTGACTTCTACCGTAATATGCACAACACAATTACAGAGGAGTTAACAGAGGGTGACCTTGAAAACGCCAGATACAGGTGGTCAACTGCACGTAATGGTGCATGGTCAATGCTCGACATCACCTTTCCTGACATGCAAGTACCCATCGTAACAGACAAGATGGAGACTAGCATAGGCAATCGTATCATTGCTTTGCATGGTGTCGATGGGTCATGCAGTAACCAAGTATACTTTGGTGCTATTGATTTCTTTTGCACGAATGGTATGATACGTGGAGAGTTTGATAAGATACGTAGAAAGAATACCTCTGGTTTTTCTTTGCGTAGTTTTATATCAGAGCTACAACGAGCACGTACTGACTTCTATACAGAAGCAGCAAAGATGCAAGTGTGGGCTGAGACTTCCACCAAGTACGTAGACATCAAGTCATTGCTTGACGAGATGATCAAGTCTGACCGCAAGGCAGAGAAGATGTACCAGTTGTACCTACATGAAGCATCACAACGTGGTCACAACAAGTGGGCATTGTACTCAGCGTTTACTAACTATGCTTCTTATGCCGATGAACGTAACGGTTTCAACCTACGTAACACTGGCAATGACACACAGGCAATCAGCATGTGGTCACGTGAGCAAGAGGTATCCAAGTGGGTATCAGATAAGAAGTTCGTACAGTTGGAAGCTGCTTAATGGTAGCACTGCCTAGATTTGTACAACAACGAGTGTCACTTTCGGGTGACACATCGTATCGCTTCAACCCACCACAGAAACTTGTCAATGCAGGTGTCGTGTCACGTGAAGAATTAGGTAATGATCTACGTGTTAGTAGACAGCTTGCAAAGGAGTTAAATAAACAGATAGACGATTGGAGAGAGGAACAGTCAAAGGTTGTGAACATCAAGCCAAGCGGCAAGGTTACTGACCTGATAAACTTTTACTATTCTTCTAATGATTTCAATATGTTACGTGATTCCACAAAGATCGACTACCGATATTTCCTCACCATATTACATCAGACAATGGGGTGTAGGAAGTACAAAGATGTCACACCTAAGATTGCCAAGGCAGCGTATGAGGAATGGGTGTCACGTGGTGTCAGCTTTGCTAACCATACGGCTACCTGTGCCAGTAGGGTGTACAACTATGCCATACAAATGGAACACGCAGAACAGAACCCATTTGCCAAGATCAAACGCAAAAGAAATCATCAGCGTAAGGTTGTCTGGACACATGGTGAAGTCAACAAGTTTCTTGACGTAGCCTACAGTGACTTTGAGTATCGTAACTTAGGACTGATTGTACACATGGCATACGAGTGGTGTCAGAGGCTTGGAGACATGCGTAATCTTACATGGGATTGCCTTGACCTCAAGAACCAACAGCTATCTCTGGAGCAAAGCAAGCGTAGAGCACAGGTGTTTCTGCCTATCAGTGACAACCTCAATGCCATGCTACTAGAACAGAAAGCTGACTTTGGTTTTCAACAGTGGGTAGCACCACACCCAAAGCCAAGGTCAGGTAAGTTTGAGCCGTATGCTATGGAGAGACTGTCCAAGGTTGGACGTAAGGTAATGAGACTGGCTAAACTGTCAGAGGAACTACGTCTTATGGACATACGTAGGACTGGTGTAACAGAGATGGTAGACAAGGGTGTGCCTTTGCCACAAATTATGGCAGTGACAGGGCATACACATGTGTCTTCTGTGAAACCATACATGAAACATACATACGAAAGTGCAAATAATGCCTTGACACAGAGAGATACTTATGTACAATCGAGTGTAATGAGTAACATAGAAAGTGATATATAATGAATATAAAACAATACATAAGTGATCTAGACATTAGTAATGGTGATACTAAGCGTACTAACTGCCCTGTTTGTGGTGGAGTTAAGACGTTCACCGCTACTAATAACATGGGTCAACTTATGTGGAATTGTTACAAGGCAGGTTGTAGTGTGTCTGGTGGGTCACGTGTGCATCTAACTACAGATGACATACGTAACTCACTGGGCAGCACTGCACAAGAAACAGAAGCAGTACCCTTTCAGAAACCTGAGTGGATAGTCAAGAGTTACATTCGTATCTCTGACTTCTGCTACAAGTGGAGACTGTGGTCTGTGGAACAAGACTTATTGTATGATGTAAAAGAAGATCGTGTCGTATTTCCTGTAGTCCATAACAATATTATGGTGGACGCTACAGGTAGAGCACTAGGAAAAAAGTTACCTAAGTGGAAAAGATATGGAAAAAATCCCTTGCCTTATGTGCATGGATGTGGTACAACGGCAGTAGTCGTTGAGGACTGTGTGAGTGCAGCTATTGTAGGTGCGACAGGCGGTTCTGGATGCTCGGAGAGTGGCGTATATGTCGGGGTAGCAGTGTTGGGTACGTCACTCTCTGAGGTACATAAGAGGTACTTATCACAGTTCGACACGATTATTATTGCACTTGACCCTGACGCATTACCAAAGACGCTGCAATTTGCTAAAGAACTACGAGGTTATGTAAACAATGTAAAAGTTTTACGTTTGATAGATGACCTTAAATACCGTAACCCTACCGACATTAGAAACTTAAACACACTAGGAGAAACATAAATGGAATTATCATTAATACGAAGCTTGATGGATAGAGAGTTCTACGATGACCATCGTGGTGCTAAATGCCCAGACAGATTATTTAGTAAGGATGTTCGTAAGATCAAGCAAGCCATCGACAAGGCTATGGATCGTTATGAACGTACAGTTACACCAGATGAGATTGAGGCATTGTTTATGTCTAACAATCCTACCATGACAACGGCACAGAAACAGGCGTATGGTTCTTTGTTTAACCAGATCAAACGTGAGTCACCTATGGGTGGTGACGTAGCACAAGAGGTGCTGTCGAAGCTGTTCCAACAGGTAGTAGGTGAGGACATTGCCAACCTTGGGTTTGACTACGTGAATGGTGACAAGAATAGTCTCGAACCATTACGTGATTTGCTTGAGCGTTATGGTGATGACTTCACACCAGACTTACAGATTGAGTGGGATGACATTGAGATTGACACGTTGCTCAACATGAACGACTTGGAATCACAGTGGACATTCAACGTTCCTAGCTTGACACGTAAGATAGAGGGCGTAAATGCAGGACACCTGATTGAGATAGGTGCTAGACCTAACACAGGTAAGACCTCATTCCACGCCTCTCTCATTGCCTCTCCCAATGGGTTCGCCCATCAGGGTGCAAAGTGTATTGTACTATGTAACGAGGAAGCCTCTCACCGTGTTGGTGCTAGGTATCTGACAGCAGCTACAGGTATGACAATGCAAGAAGTCAAGAACAATCCTGCCAGAGCACGTGACGTTTATAATGCAGTCAAGAAGAACATCAAGATCAAGGACGCATCTGATCGTGACATGGCATGGGTAGAGTCAGTATGTAAATCGTACAAACCTGACATCGTGGTGCTTGACATGGGCGACAAGTTTGCCAGAACAGGTGGCTTTGCCAGACCTGACGAGGCACTGAAAGCTAATGCAATCTATGCCCGACAGATTGCCAAGTCACATAACTGTGCTATCTTCTACATGTCTCAGTTATCTGCTGACGCAGAGGGTAAGGTGTTACTGAACCAGAGTATGATGGAAGGTTCACGTACTGGTAAGGCAGCAGAGGCAGACCTCATGGTACTGATTGCTAAGAACCCAGTGGTTGATGGTCAAGAGGAAGAGGACACACAACGTCACTTGAATGTTGTGAAGAATAAACTATCTGGATGGCATGGTGTTGTCCATTGCGAATTAGAATACAAGACAGCGAGGTACATGGTGTGACAGAAGCAAAGGAATGGCACATTAATAAACGCAAGGGTATTTCAAAAGAAATAAGGCACATGACAAAAGAGGAACGACAACGTGCCAAAGAAAAAGAAAGGGCTAACAAATGTACACAGTCGAATTTGAAAAAGACGCCTCAATAATTACATCATTAGATGAAACGAACAGGTTTGAAGATGTCGAGATGGTAATCAGTGACGAAGACACTGTTTATTTAAGACAGTTTGAAAACAATTTAAATGAACACCAGATTATTTATATATCATATCAACAATTGCTAGACCTTGTTACCTCTCTGAATAGCACAGAGGGTGCGTTCTATGCAAAGCTAAGAGGGGGTACACTACATGACACATAAGGATATATTTGACGAGATAAGATTGAATACATTTGTTAAACGATTAGGGCTTAGTATTGATGAAGTCGAACATGCATTAAGTTTGTATGCACATAATAAAAAGTTTGACAAAGACCTTGATACACATTATAACGTAGATAACGACATGATAGATGAAGACTGGGATGAATGGGAAATCCCAAGTATTTATAAGGAGAATTAATGAAACTAACACTCGACATAGAAAACACTGTGACCAAACGAAATGACAAGCTACACCTTGATCCTTTCGAGCCAGACAATACATTGGTTATGGTGGGTATGCTAGATGATCTTGGACACGAGGACATTGTAACATTCGATCACTCAGAGCAACAACCTACCACAGAGGGGAGGTCTATAGTTCAACGCAAACTGGACGAGACTTCCCTTCTCATTATGCACAATGCATCACACGACTTGATGTGGCTATGGGAGTCAGGGTTCACCTACGAGGGTGCAATCTTTGACACCATGCTAGGTGAGTACATACTACAGCGTGGACAGAAAGAACCACTGTCTCTTGAAGCTTGCGCTGAGAGGTATGACCTTGACACTAAGAAACAGGACAGTCTCAAGGAGTGGCTCAAGGCAGGTAAATCAGTTCGTGACATGGATCACACTGAGTTATCTGACTACCTGTCTGCTGACCTACATGCTACGCAGCAATTGTATGAGCGTTTGCGGAAACAGTACGAGGAGTGTAGCTCACTGGAAGCAACGATCAAACTGACTAATCAATTGGCGGTACACCTTGCACGTATTTATCAGCGTGGGTTTGCTGTTGACTTGGAAGCTTTGGAAGATGTGCGTAAAGAGTTTGAACAGGAACGTGTCACATTGACACGTGAACTAGAAGAACATGTACGTGAACTGATGGGTGACACACCTATCAATCTTAATAGTCCAGAGCAATTGTCTTGGGTTATCTACAGTAAGAAACCTAATGATAAAAAGGTATGGGCAGATTTGTTTGAGCCATACATGCCAGACGCAAACTACCGTTCAACGGTACACAACAACTCAACTAAGTTGTATAAGCAAAAGGCAAAGCAATGCCAGTCCTGTGGTGGTACTGGTTACACATATAAAATTAGAAAGGACGGTACACGCTATGCTAAACCCAATAAATGTATTTCTTGTAATGCTACTGGTTATAGCTTTATGGACATCCATTCCTCAGTTGCAGGGTTAAAGTTCAATGCCCCAACTGCAAAATGGATTTCAGCTAACGGTTTCGCCACAAGCAAGGACAGACTTGTATACCTTGAAGGTGTGGCTAGACAACGTGATATGCAAGACGCAGTTCACTTCCTACAGCGAGTGCGTAGGTTGTCTGCTGTTGACACATATCTATCAAGCTTTGTGGAAGGTATCCACAATTATGTAAAACAAGATGGTAAGCTGCACGTCAGCTTGCTGCAACACAGGACAGCTACTGGTAGATTGTCAGGGGCTAATCCTAACATGCAGAACATGCCTCGTGGGGGTACGTTCCCAGTCAAGCGAGTGTTCAAGTCACGGTGGGATGGCGGCAAGATAATGGAAGCTGACTTTGCTCAGTTGGAATTTAGAGTTGCTGCGTTCCTATCTCAGGACAGAACAGCTATTGACGAGGTAACTACTGGCTTTGATGTACACAGTTATACCGCAAAGGTTATATCTGATGCAGGTCAAAACATTTCCAGACAGGATGCGAAGTCTCATACATTCGCTCCTTTGTATGGTGCTAGTGGCTTTGGACGTACCCCTGCGGAAGCTGCGTACTATGAACAGTTTACTAAGAAGTACTCTGGTATAGCTAGATGGCACAAAGAATTGGCACGTGAGGCATTGGGTACAGGTAAGATAACGACACCATCAGGACGTGAGTTCTCATTTCCAGATGTTGTACGTAGGTCAAATGGCAGTGTGACATATTTCACACAGATTAAAAACTTCCCTGTACAGTCCTTTGCCACTGCCGACATTGTACCTATATCACTGATATACATTGATCAGTTGTTAGGTATCAATCAAATGCAATCATGCATAGTCAATACAGTACACGATTCAATCGTGATTGATGTGCATCCAAACGAGAAGGAGAAAGTACTAAGAGTAATAAAAGCTGCCAATGACTCACTGATTACTATAGTAAATCGTAAGTGGAATATCGACTTCAACTTGCCTTTATTATTAGAAGCAAAAATAGGTGACAATTGGCTTGACACAGTAGACGTGTCGTGATATAACTAAGATTCGTTTTAACAGAAAAGGAGAATACATGAACCAAGTATCAACAATAAACACAGGAAACTTTAACGCAATGGCTGAAGCAATGGGGATGAATGTTGACACACAACAGAAGTCTCAGGCGAGTACACTTGCTCGACTACGTATCAACCATTCACCTATCATGGGTGAGGAAACCATCAATGGTAAGAAGGTTAAAGTTGAGGTTGTGTCTGGTGGTACATATAAGTTGGAGATACCAGATGGTCCGACTTACTATGCTACCTCTGCTACAATACGTCCATACCTACAACGCTTTATGTACAAGCGATTTGTAAAAGGTAGTGACACTACACCTAATCGTTACATCAAAACCTTGATGGCTAATGATTTAAACAATGACATGAAGGACAATGACGGTGGCTTCAACTGCGGTAAACCTGCAGGTTATATTGAAGACTTCAAAGCATTGCCTGAGAAGACACAAGATTTGATTCGTCAGATCAAACGTGTTCGTGTATTGTTTGGTACAGTGCAACTACACAATATTGTGGATGACCAAGGTAAGTCTGTGGAACTATCACCACAAGCATTTATCTATGAGATTGAGAACCGTGATGCATTTAAGATTGCAGGTACGATCTTCAACAAGCTAGGTAAAATGCGTAGGCTACCTGTGCAGCATAACATAGAGGCAACCACAGAGGAACGATCATTACCAAATGGTAACGTGTTCTATCTGCCTACACTAACACTTGACTTAGGTGAGACACTTGAGGTGGGTGACGGTGAGCAAGAAGCCTTTGCTAATTTCATGGCGTGGATTGAGAACTATAATGAGTACATCAAGAACGCATGGAATGACAATGCCTACAAGAATGATGATACCGATACTGATACGGTAGAAGAGTTCGTAGACATTGATGCAGAGGACTTTGCATAATGCACCATCCTGCTGAACTAGCAATACATCAGTACCTTGAGAACGCTGCCAACGGTAAGTCTTCTATGTCAGATGAAACAATCGACACAGTAGCACGTGAGGTAGCAGAGGCACTGAAGCGTCAGTTCGGTAGCGGTAATAAACGTGGTGAGTTCAGGTTAAGGATGTCCAACATTGGGCGTCCTACTTGCCAACTCTGGTTTGATAAGAACAAACCTGAGACAGCATTACCAAAGCCGACTACATTTGTAATGAACATGATGTTAGGAGATATAGTTGAAGCTGTTTTTAAGGGTGTTCTTAAAGAGTCTAAAGTGGCTTTTGAAGACACTGATACGGTTAGTCTTCCAGTGGGAGATAGTAATGATACTACTGTTTCTGGGAGTTATGATCTTATCGTAGATGGTGCAGTCGATGATGTTAAGTCAGCGTCAGACTGGTCTTATAGAAATAAGTTTGAGTCATATGACACATTAGCCAAAGGAGATTCGTTTGGATATGTCGGGCAGTTAGCAGGGTATGCTAAAGCTTCAGGTAAAAAAGTTGGTGGTTGGTGGGTAGTCAACAAAGCCAACGGTGGTATTAAGTATGTACCTGCTGACAACCTAGACATGGAAGTGGAGATGGACAAGATCAAACAGACTGTGGAGACAGTCAATAAGAACGAGTTCAAACGATGCTTCAAACCTGTACCTGAGTTCTTTAGGGGTAAACCTACAGGCAATACGGTACTTAATGATGGTTGCAAGTTCTGTGACTATCGACATGAGTGTTGGCCTAACATGGTAGAAGAGCCATCACGAATGTCAAAAGCAAAAGACCCTAAGATAGTGGCATATATAGAGGAGTAAGTATGATAGGCGATTCAGAAATTCAAGAGTTACATGATAACATCAAGGAGATGGAACAGGAACTCTCTGAAAAAAAGAAAGCTTTACGAGAGGCTAAGTACGCAGGATTACGTACTGCAATGCAAGCTCGTAAGGACGCTGATGAAGCAGTTCGTCAAGAACTAAAGGAACTAGGACTAGCACCGACTTCCTTTGGCACACCATTACACTGGCACTGGAAATTCTAGTGGATGGTAGGCGTTTTAAATATGCGCTAAAGCAGGGGTATAGGAGTGGTCTTGAAATAAAAGTCAAGGACTATTTGAGAGAACGTAAGGTACGTTTTAAGTACGAGTCTCTCAAGATAGAATGGGAAGACTTAATGTATCGCACCTATACCCCCGACTTTATACTGCACAACGGCTTAATAATAGAAACAAAAGGACGGTTTACATCAGACGATAGACGTAAGCATATGGCTATAAAAAAACAACACCCTGAACTTGACATACGTTTTGTGTTTGAGAACAGTAAACGCAAGTTAAGCAAGGGTGCTAAGAATACATATGCTACATGGTGTGAACGTAATATGTTCTTGTATGCAGACAGGGTTATTCCAGAAGACTGGTTGAGTGAAAAAGGTAAAGACAATCACCCAGACTTAGTAGAGTTTCCTTATGATAAAGTAAAAAGGGGATGACATGGAAGAAGACAATACCTTTATTGACTTTGATCCTAATGATTTCATTATACGTATCTCTCCTGTAATGGAGAATGGAGAGTGGAACGGTGAAATTAATGTAGGTCAGGTAAGTACAGGAGAAAATACACTACAAGATAATGACTATGCACATCTTAGTATATTGACAGATATGTTAATATGTGCTATTCCATTAATAGAAAAAGACGATGCAATCAGGAAAGAACTTTTCAAATTAGTAGAAGAACAATTTGGAGAGGATAAACCTAGAGTAATAAATCGTGATGGCAATGTTTTAAAGGTAAACTTTTAGAGAGGAGAAAACGAATGGCAGATACAATAGATACATTAACATTTGGAGAGACAACAATTACACTGGACGATCCAGTTAATAGTCCTAAACATTATAACCAAGCAGGTATTGAATGTGTTGATGCCATTCGTGCTGCTACTGATGTAGGTTTCGAGTACTATCTACAGGGTAACATTATTAAGTACCTATGGAGATACAAGTACAAGAATGGAGCAGAGGACTTGATGAAAGCCCAATGGTATTTGGCTAAATTAATAGAGGTGGTTGATGATAGTTAAAGTATTTCTTACACTAGAGATTGACGAGGAAGAATACCCTGTTCCTGTGGACGGTTTCATTGACCCCGAAATAGAGGACACGTTACATGATTACATTCACGATGTGGATGGAATAAGAATTAAACACATGAAAGTAATTACGCAGGAGTAGACATGAACAATTATTTACCAACAGACTACCAAGCATTTATACATACCTCTCGCTATGCTAGGTGGTTAGACAAGGAACAAAGACGAGAGAGTTGGAGTGAGACAGTAGAACGTTATATGGATAATGTTGTACGTAAGATTGCAGGTGACGATAGTTATATAAATCAATTACGTGACGCTATACTTAGCCTAGATGTAATGCCTAGCATGAGAGCAATGATGACGGCAGGGGCAGCAGCAGATCGTGATAACATCTGTATGTATAACTGTTCATACCTTCACGTAGATCACGCCCATGCCTTTGATGAAGCAATGTTCATTCTCTTGTGTGGCACTGGCGTTGGTTTCAGCGTAGAGCGTCAGTTCGTTAGCAAGCTTCCCGAAGTGCCTGAACTGTTCAATAGTGATACTACCATTGTGGTAAAGGACAGCAAGGAAGGGTGGGCTAAGTCTTATCGTCAACTGTTGGCTCTTCTATGGGCAGGTGAGATTCCACAATGGGATGTAAGCAGGGTCAGACCTGCAGGTTCTAGGCTAAAGACATTTGGTGGTAGAGCTAGTGGACCTGCACCATTAGTTGATCTGTTTAACTTTAGTGTACAGACATTTAAAAATGCACAGGGTAGACAGCTTAGTTCACTTGAATGTCACGACATGATGTGTTTCATTGGGCAGATAGTTGTTGTGGGTGGTGTTAGGCGTAGTGCCATGATCTCTCTGAGCAACCTGAGTGATGGTCGTATGCGTCATGCTAAGTCAGGTCAGTGGTGGAACGAGGCTGCACACAGGGCGTTAGCAAACAACAGTGTGTCGTATACAGACAAGCCAGATTCAGAGACATTCATGCGTGAATGGTTGGCATTGGTAGAAAGTAAATCAGGTGAGAGGGGAATATTTAATCGTGAAGCATCTAAGAAACAAGCTGCAAAATATGGTAGACGTGATCCTGACCACGAGTTCGGCACTAATCCATGTTCCGAAATCATATTACGATCAGGTCAAGTATGCAACCTCACAGAAGTGGTTGTACGTGCAACTGACACTATGGAGAGTTTGGAACGTAAGGTACGACTGGCTACAATTCTTGGAACTATACAGTCTACATACACCAAGTTTCCATACCTGCGAAAAGTGTGGCAGCGAAATACAGAAGAAGAGCGTCTGCTCGGTGTGTCACTCACAGGGGTGATGGACAATCCATTGATGACCACAAAGAACAAAGGACTGGAGAAGACCCTTGAACATTTACGTGAGGTTGCGGTTAACACTAATGCTATGTGGGCTGACCGCCTTGGCATTAATCACAGTACAGCAATATCGTGCAACAAACCATCAGGAACTGTATCACAACTCGTGGACTCAGCCAGTGGGATACATGCACGTCATAACGACTATTACATTAGAACCGTTAGAGGAGATAACAATGATCCCCTTACAACCATGATGAAGGATCAGGGCATACCTGCTGAACCGTGTGTGTTTAATCCTGAGACTACTACAGTCTTTAGCTTTCCAATGAAAGCACCACACAAAGCTGTTACTCGTAATGACATGACAGCAGTTGAGCAGCTAGAGACATGGCTGATGTATCAACGGCATTGGTGTGAGCATAAACCTAGCGTGACCTGTACTGTGCGTGATGATGAATGGCTAGAGGTAGGTGCATTTGTGTATAAACATTTTGATGAGATGTCAGGTGTATCATTTTTACCACACTCTGATCATACTTATCAGCAAGCACCGTATCAAGATTGCACTAAGGAAGAATATCAGGCATTACTAAAGCAGATGCCAAAGGCTATTGATTGGTCTGTGTTATCTGACTATGAGAAAGAGGACGGAACTAGTTCAAGCCAAACGTTTGCTTGCACTGGTGATGTGTGTGAAGTTGTGGACATCGGAGCATAAAGGAGAAACGTATGTTAGAACCAATTAAAGGATCATATTATAGAAAGTTTCAACCTCAGTCTTACAAAAAGAATGACAGTAAGGCTAAGATAACAATAACAAACTATCTAGAGAGTATTGGACACACCATTCTAGATACAGAAGAGGACTACTCTTTTGATATAAAGAGTGAGAAGAATGGTTGTAAGTATTACAGTGAGGTAGAAATGAAAAACCAATGGACAGGTGATTGGAATCCTAGTTGGACTGACATACGTATACCCTACAGAAAGTACAGACTTATTAATAAGTATAAACAGATGCAGGGTGACAAGACGTTTTGCAACTTTTATATCATACGTAGAGACTGTGAGAAAGCATGGAGAATAAAAGACTTCCAACTTACCAAAGAGTGTGCAAAGGAGATATGGTTAGATAATGCTAGACGTTATGAGTACTTCTTTCACATTCCGTACAAAGAAGCTGAACTAGTAAACTTAATATAAGGAGATTGCATATGAAATTTTTATCTCGAAAGCAACGTGGCCTTGGCAAATATGATGCACCGTTAAAGTACCAATACGAGAAAGGTTATCACGATTTTAAACATGGGCGAGTGTTTAATCCATTCCATAAAGATACTATGCAGCATAGGGAATGGTTACGTGGGTTTAATAAAGCCTACTTTGAGCAACTGAAAAAGGTAAAGCAGTATGAACTTAAAGCAAGAAGCAGAGCAGTTTCTGAAGGAGAAGTACGACATGGTTGATTTTAATTCATATCAAAGGTCAGCAGAAGGTACAGCAATCTATCCTGATCAACATAAAATTATCTATCCTGCATTGGGTATGGCAGGTGAGGCAGGTGAGGTAGCCAACAAGGTAAAGAAACTTATACGAGATGGACCAGAGAACAGACCTGACACATGGCGAGAGGACATAGCCAGTGAGATAGGGGATGTACTGTGGTACTGCGCTGCACTGGCTAACGATCTTAACTTAACGTTGGGGATGATAGCCGCACAGAACTTATCAAAGCTACAGAAGCGTAAGGATAAGGGAACAATAGGTGGAAGTGGAGACACTAGATAAAAAAAATGGGGAGCTAAATGCTCCCCTTTGTTTTTGTTAGTACGTTTCTCTAAACGCTTGTCCTATTTGTGTGAGTGTTTCTAAGACCATTGTCGATTCATCCTCGTCCTCTCCTGTTATTTCAGGATATTCCCCAAACCTAGCTATGTATTCTTGCACTGCTATCTTTTGAAAACCAGAGGGTAACTGCCGAAAATCCATTACAGCTTTTACATATGGCGTTGTCTTAGCATAACCAGTATCTTTTAATAATCTTTTTACTTCACCCACCTGTGCTTTTACAAATTCTTTAACGTAGTTGTTTGAAAATTTATCTTCAGATACTTTACGTCTATATACTTCTACATTCTCTATAGGCGTTCCATCAGGAAGAAGACCCTCTTGATAGTTTATCCTAATGCTTCTTTCATATTCTTTTGCTGCTTGAACAATCATAGGTAACTGTTCTAATAGTATTTCATTTTCAAAATTTTCTACAGATGGCACTTTACTTTTACTAGCTAGATCATAACTATCAAATCCCATCTCTTTTAAATACTCTGCGTACTCAGCGTCTGCTGTTCTCTGACCTAGACCAAATAACAATCTTTGCATAGGTCTTACACGCTGTGACTCTGGATCAAATATATCTACTCTACTAGGAGAGTCAGATTCTTTTTCACTTGAGTACGTAAAATAGTCTGGGGCTTTATTTAAACCTCTATTATCTATAGCATATCTTTTGGTAGTTTTTAAGAATGTCTCGAACCCACCAAGACTAGGATCTGGTCTATGATCTAAGTAATCTAAAGAACGAGAACCGTATGCTCTCTGTGACTCTATAGCCTGTCCAAACGGAACCATCCATGTGCCAAGATATTCTCCTAATGCTCTTCCTGCTACTCTACCTAGATTCTCACCTGCCATAACATCGGAACTTCCATCTATTATATTTGCAACCTCATCTAATATAACATGTCCTGATCCTCTTCTGAAGTTCGACCCAGTAAAAGTTTCTATAAACTCACGTGCATCAAAGAAATCTCCAAACGTACCCTTTTCTATTTGTCTAGTTGCCTCTCCTAAATACATATATTGAGACAAAGGAAACTGAGGCTTAATATCTAATACAACCCTGTTACCTTTCTCATCTGTGCCTGTATATATCTCATTGAAACTAGCAGGTACATCACCTGCAAAACCTGATCTATACTGATATGCTGCACCTACGGTAGCCATAGACATAAGGGCATCTGACATTGTTTGTTGTATTGAATCGGGATCTTCCTCATCCTCTGTTAACGCACCAAGGACAGCAAGTCCTGTACCACCACCGCCTAGAACACCTACAGCATTACGGCTAATTCTTTGTCTATCTTTTGTTGTAAGTGGACCTCTATACTTTTGATCTACTAGACTCATTACCTTTCTGGTAATCACTGGTATACTACCACCTGCATATTGACCCATGAGTTCCATAGAGTTAAACATAAATCTAGGAAAAGGTATAGCTACCGTTAAACCATTACGTGTTATAAAACTAGATATGTTTCTAAACAAAGGAACGTCTGGTGTCTTTGCATATGTAACGTCTAATGACTTTGTTACAGACTCATCAATTAAATCAATAAAACTTCTAGCGTTCTCAGGCTTTACATCAGATGCATCATTCATTAATGATCTTAATTTACCCTGCTGTAAAGCATCAAATAAATCTAAATCATATTCACGTCTTACTAATCTTTCTAACTCACCTAAAAATGTAGCACGTCTTACCAAAAACTCCTGCCAACGGTTAGGTATATTTAAAGCTTGAGTCACATCCTCTGCTTCACTCAAAAGCTTATCAGTTATAGTACCAGTTCCTCTACCTTGAGCCGTTTGAATCTCGTTAAGATTATCAAACATCCTGCTAAATTGTTGATCAAACTCTGGTCTATCCAGTATTAAATCTACAAAACCTTTAACTTGGTCTGGTCTACCGTTAAACATATATTTGTGTACATTAAAACTGTCCTTCCAGTTTTGTGGACTTATTAAAGATAATGCACCTGCACCATATCCTTTATTTGACACATTCCATAATGCTGTATCAAACACATTTGCTAAAGATTCTAGAGGACTACGGACAACAGCAGACTCTAGGTTACGTGCAGCAGTTGCTATTTGTGATACAAGTAATCCTCTTCTTATTCCCTCTAGCCTTACAACGAATTTACGGAAGTCTCCTTGTGCCTCTGCCATAGCTTTTACTATAGCATCATCTTTCTCAGACATAGGGCGTACACGTTTAATACGTGACAATCTTTCTAGAACTCTACCTGCATCAGAACCAGATCCAACTACAGATAACACATAGTCCTCAAAAGATAATCCATATTTATCTAAGTCATCTATTAGATCTTGTCCATCTATTTCACCTGCAACTGTCAACCTAAACAGATTGTCTATTACTGTATCATTTTCATCCCAATCATTTTTAAATTTTCTTTTGTAGTCACTTGCTATAGCTACTATACCATCTAGTTTTTCTGGATTTAATATTGGTATTGTTATCTCATCACCACCAGTGGCGAGATCAGCAAATTCACTTAGTGTTACGTCTGCTGAACCTGTAATCTTTTGACCTCTAGTTGTTCTTTCTGCGTCTGCTATTTTTTGATTAGTTTTTCTACCTACCTCTCTTGCTTTTTTAGGATCTATTACAAGCACACCGTCCACTACTTTAGATACACTTACCTCTTCTCCTGCCCTGTCACTTAATTTTCTTTCTGTTTGTAATATTAAGTTTTCCATCATGTCAGCATTTTCTGCTGCTATCTGTGCCGCTAAGTTTTTCTTGTCTGCTGTAGCCTCTCGTGTTGCCATCCCTGCTCTATCAGGACTCATAAGCTCTGCTTTTTTTAATTTTTTCTGTTCTTTCTTATATTTTTTAGAAAGACTTGCCGCCACACGTTTTGGTTTCATATAACTTGAAACTCGTACAGCAGACACCACTCTACCTAATGCAGGAATTGTTTCAGCAAACTCAAAAAACGCCCCCATATTACCTGCTATTATGTCAGCTAATTCTTCTTCGTTTCTAGCTGTACCTTTACGCATATCAGACATAGCAAGATTTATGCCTTTATAAATAAACCTTCCTAGTTTTGGCATCGCACCATCACCCTGATCATTTAATTTTTTAAGACCTTCTTCAATACCATCTACTGTACCACTAGTTGCATAACCAAACAATTGTCCTACAGACATTAAAAATCTAGTTGCATCTGCGTCACCATCTACTTTATTTGCTATCCATATATCTAAAGCACCATATGCCTGATATCCACTATTAAAACCTTTACGCATCTCTGTTGCTATCTCTGTACCTAAACCTGCTAAGACTTCATCGTATTCTTTTTTTACATTTGCTTTAGTGTCATTATATTCTTTTTTAAACTCTTCATCAGACATATTTTCTATATCGTTGTCTGTTTCAAAAATCTGATCAAATAATTGAGTATGTTTTTCAACACGTGTTAACTCACTTTCTTTAGGAGGTGGGGCAGGAGTATCATCTGCACTGGGTATTAGACCTAGATCTATCTGTTCTTCAATAGTTAGTTCAGCTTGCCTCTCTTCTGTCGGAACAAGTTGCATAGCTAAAGCTTCATCATCTGTGGCATTTTTAGGGATAACCATAGGTTCTAAAACTCTTTTACTTACAGGTTGACTCTCTACAATAGGCTCTGGATTTACATATTCTACTTCTTTAGATTGTAATATCTCTAATATATTAGTCTCATCTGGCTGAGTTGTAGTCTCATCAATATTAATGGGGGGAACATACGATCCTGAACCCCCCTCTTTTGATTTTAATAAGTCTAATATATCAACTTGTTCTGTCATATTAATTTATACCTACAATTTTATCTGTACCTTGTATACCTGTATATACCACTATTTGCAGATTACCATTATCATCTGTGTAGTGTATTACGTCACCTGCTTTGTATACACCTTCTTCAATATTATCTCCTACTGTTTTTCTATCAGCCGCAACCTTAACAGCAGTTATATTCTTTGGATTTTTTTTGTATATATTAGTTTGATTTAAAGCATACTGCTTTAACTCTTCTCTAGCTTCTTGCATCTTATAGGTAATTTTATCTTTCATTAACGCATCTTGTAGACCACCATAACTACCTTCTAATTCATACGCAGTTGCTAAAAGAGCTACGCCATATCTACCCTCATCTCCAGACATTCTTTTTACAAGCTTTGTTTGAAAATCTACAGCTATTTTTAGTTTACCCATATTTCTACGTTGGACAGAGTTGACTACAGGTTCTATTGTATTAACATCAAAGGTTGGTGTAATTTTTCCATCTTTTCTTAACTCAGCTTGTTTAAAATCTGTTAAGTCATTTAAATACTGTTTTCTTTTTTCTTCTAAAGTTGCCCATTCACTAGAGTTAGGATCAAGGTCTGCTTGTTCTTGGCTTATTCTAGATATAGCTGCTCCATAAGATCCATCTATTTTAGTAGGTTGTGCATAAATTTCTCCCATCAATGCATTGTCCATACCACCCATTACACCTGTGCTTATTGTTTTAGATTGATCTGCTGTATTTTTTACCTCAGTTTCTAATGCATCCATGTTTTCTGTTGAGTTATCTGCTATTTTATACAAAGTGTTAACATCATACTTATCACCATAATTTTCAGCTATATATTCTGATACATTTAATGATCTTTGAATTGCATAATCACCAGACATGGCTATAGATGCAGCACGTTGATCATCAAAACCTGCAAACTTTAAAGCCTTTATATTACTCTCTAACTCTAATTCTTTTAGCTTTCTGTTCTTTTCTATTTCTTTACTGCTAAGAATATCTTGCTTCTCTTTAAAAAACCCTAGCTGTTGTTCATATGCCTCATCAGCTTCTATGTCCTCAACTACCTGACGTGATAAACCACCTACAAATGCACCAAAATTAAAAGCCATTATACCATTCTCCTAGACATTAAACCACCTAGAGGTTCTTCTGTTTCTTCCACCTCTTCTGCTTCAGGCTTTTCTTCAGGTTGACCCTCTTTAGCCTTTAGTTTTTTAAGAGCCAGTTTAACTGCAACACCAGAAGGATTATCATCTACCTCTACATTAGTTCCCATGTTAAACTCTATGTCTCTTTGTTCTGCAAGGTATGCAAGCATTTCCATAATTACAGGCATAACCAATATACCTACATCTAAAGTGTGTTTACCTTGCATGACCGCACCTTGTTGTAGCGCATTAGCAATCGTAGTTAAAGGAAGCCCCATCTCTATAACGTCCATCAAATCATTCTGTAATGTAGGCTCAGTTAATCTAGGTAGATAAAACTCTAACGCTTCCTCTACAGTAGAGTACTGAGGTGGTTGCTCCCAAGGCCATCCACCTACCTCTGAAGTAAGAGACTGACCTGCAATTGGTGCGTCTATTAATGCCTCTGGTAAATCAGCCATCTTTTAATCCTTGTCTTGCTTTGCGTAATTCTGCAACATACATAGCCACTCTTTTATTAGGCTCTAAATTTTTTGTGTCAGTTTCCTCTGAAACATTTCTAGCTAACAAACCACCGCCTTTTGTTTTAGGTTTTGGTTTAGTCATTTGTAAATTTTTATATGCTAATTTTGCTACGTTCATTTTATTTCCTTATTATCCTAAACCAAGCACACTACCTATGGCTGTTTTAGTTAAATCTGTAGTTAATATTTTACCAATTAAACCACCAAAGCCACTAGAAAATTCTGCATCTGCCTTAAACTGTTCAGCTTGCATAGTACTGTCTGCTTGTATTTGAGCTATACCAATTCTTGCGTATCTATCACGTTCATTGTCTGCAGATGTCCATGCCCAATGCATGTTGTCTTTATAGAACTGCCATAGATTATTATATGCAGTTTGTGAATACCCTAACAAGCTTTGTGCATTTATTTCATTAGCACGATTAACTGCTGCTGTATCTGATGTTGCTATCTGTCTACGCCACTGAGCATTACCCTGATCAATGACTAAACGGTTCTGTGCATTAAACTGATCACGTTGATTATTTATTTCAGCATTAAATCTTTCAACAACATTTACCTGACCTGCATTAAACTGTGCCTGTGCATTAGCTTGTGCCGCATTAAACTGTGCAGTTTGATTTTGCATGTTAGCAAAGAACTGATCCGTTTGATTTTGTGATGTAGCATTAAATTGTTCTGCAGCATTGAGTGCAGCCTGATCTGTAAACAAAGACTGTATACGTTGTTGAGCCTTAAACAATTCTGTAGACTGTTTGTTATTTAGGTTAGTCAGATCAGCCTGTAAAAAGTTTTGTGCATTTTGTACAGCAGCTTGTTGTCTATTACTTAAATTAGCCATATCCATATTAGCTAAAGCTGCAGCCTCTGCCATTACTCTAGCCTGTGAGTTAGATAGATTAGTAAGGTTCATAGTATTTGCAATACGTGAGTTCTCTAATGCTACCTGTTGTTCAGCAGTAAAGTTTTGATTTGCAATGTCACCAATACGTGCAGAGTTAGCTACACGTGCCTGAAACTCTTGATTGAACTCTTGACCTAAAAATTGTGCTCTCTGTTGTGCAGCAAGAACAGAACGTTGTTGTCTATTAGATAGGTTTTGTATCTCAAATTGTGCAATTACTCTAGAGTCCATCTGTGCAATAGGTAGTGCAGACTCCATAGCTGCCTGTACAATAGCCTGACCTGCTATAGATGAAGCACCTAAACCTCTAGAAATCATGGCATTAGTGGCTGCTCTCATTGCTCCTGAAGCCCATGTAGGTGTGGCATCACCTTCAAACTGAGCTAGTAAGCCCTCTAACTGTCCTTGCACTGTAGCTTGTTTAGATGGTGTTGCAGTTGCGGCTTCTATTTCTTCTGTAAATTTAGCTGCAGTTTCTGCGTTAGCCACACTTGATACTAATTCGCCATCTTGTATCTGTCTTTGTACAGGGTTGTTCATTAATATTCCTGTGCCTTGTGCTGCCTCTACGTTAGCTACAGATGTTCCTACATTCTGTGCTGCAGCTATCTGTGATACCTGTCCAAGTTGTTGAGCTTGTGTTTGATCAGCTACTGTACCAATAGCACCAGACGATTGAAAGGGAGACATTAAAGATGTTTGTGTTTGAGCAGTTGGTGTTGCTTGTTGTGTAGCACCTAATGCTGTTGGCAATGCATACGTACCTGCTACCTGTCCAGAATAAGGTGACGTAAGCTGACCTGCTGTTAATTGAGTACCAACTGGAACAACAGTTGCACCTAGCGGTAGTTTAGGTGTCTTGGCTAATGATGCCTGTACCTGTGTTATATCCTGTCCTGCAAAACTAGGTTGTTGTGGAATAAACTGTTGACTAAGAACACGAGGATCAGCTTGTTGTACAGCCCCACCCTCTGCCATCTTTATAGCGGTGCTAGTATACTTATCCATCTGTTCTTTTTTATCTGGGTTTTCTTCTAAGAATTGATTAAAGTTAGCCATATTACCCATATAACCAAGGCTTTGAGCAATACGTTTTTCTGCTTCTGGTTTAAATCCACCAAACTTTGTACCTGAAGGTTTGGGTATCTCAGGTACGGCACTGCCTTGAATTATATTATTCTTCATATTTTGTTCTAACATATCTTATTCCTTACTTACCCATTGTCATCCACACTGCACCTGCAATAAACGTCAGCAGTGCGACAGTGGTTACTTTTACTACAGTTGACCAGATAGACCTACGTGTATCTCTCCACGCCTCTATTAAGTTACGCATCTCTAGTATATCTTTTTGTGCATCATCATCAAGTAACCCAATAGAACGCAGTGCCTCTTTAGCACCACGCCTAGCTGCGTTGTCTAGCATTTCTTCTAGATCGTCAGGGGTAAGTTTGATGTCACTCATTTACATTCTCTAGTGAATTAGATAGCATACTTATAAATGCCTCTCGTCCTACGTTAAGTTGATCAACATTAAACTTAGCACTTTTTAATTTACGATCTAAGTCTTGTATGTGGTTTAACATACTCTTCTGTTGATCTGTTAAGTCTTCTGCAAAATATTCTTTATTGTTAATAATAACTGGGGTTTTTTTATCTTTTCCCATTTTATTTCTCCTTTATGTTTTTACTAATAATTCTGTTGTTGAGATAGCAGTTCCTGCCAATACACTTGGGCTATCCGCTGTTTCACTTATTGTTCCGTCATTCTGTACAAAGTATTGCTGCGCTGTGGTAAGACCGATTTGGTTATCTGACACAGAGCCTATAACATCTACTGATGCGTTGCCGCCATCTGCCACCTCGCCTCTTGTGGTTGCTATGGTGCTAAGGCTAGTTACAATAGCCTCGCCCCTGTCATCTGAATGTGTGTCATTTGCGTAAGCAATAACTACCTTATTAGC